GCCGGTCCCTTCCAGGTCTTGTCGAAAACAGCAATAGCACCAGCGAAGAAAGCGCCTGTCGGTACCTGCTTCTCGTCTTTCGGGATAAACCAGACAGGCAGTTCAAAACCAATACGCCCGCGAATAAAAGCAATATGATCTGCATCTTCCGGCCACCACACTTCGCTGGTGGCAGCTTTAATCAGGAAAACATAGCGCCCGCCTTTATCACGCATGGCACTGGCATGCTTCATGATGTAACGCATGCCGGTGATGTATTGCCCCTCATGCTGACTGGCGCGGCTGTATGGGGGATTACCAAAGGCAGCACCTTTAAGCTCCGCAAGACGTTCTGACCAGTCATGCGCCAGCGCGTTGTCTTCCGCCGTGTAATACGCGGCACATTTGGCATTATCACCGTCAGTGAACAGATCCAGAACAAACGGGCCAAACAGGGTGTTAATTCCCCAGAAAATGTTGTCCGGCGTGCGCCACTGATCGCCCACTTCCTTCAGTTCATGGGCTGGTTTGTTCCGCAGTTCCACCAGCGCCTGGCAATATTTATTACTCATTAAGCCCCCACGTAATTCCCTGACAGATACCACTCTTCACCCGATGCAGCGCGCTTGCTGCTTTTCCGTAAGCACCGCTCACGACGCGCCAGAAAATTGTTTCGCTCTTGCTGGGAGTGGCTTTCACGGAATGCCGCCATCCACACCGTTGCAGCACGACGGTATAAGCCCCTGGACTCCAGTTCTTCCGCCTGGCGGGTCAGGCACAAAATCACCCGTGGATCGTTAGTGCCGACATAGAAATTGCGCACAGGTCTGGTTTCTCGAACTGGTTGTGGTTCCGGTTCCTGCGCTCTCTCAGTCAGGCGCGGGAAATGTCTGCGTGTATCTCCTTCACAACGGTGAGCCACACGCCCGCTCTGACGTAACTTGCTTGCTGACCGCAGAACGCGCTGCCGTGAGTAACCTGCAAAAGCATCCGCAATGTCTCCGGAAGTACACCCCGGATGGGCTTCAATGAATTTCTGAACGTCATTCAAAAGACTCATGATCACCCCCTGAATCCTGCCGGGATCTGGCTGTAGTCCACGTTGTCGTAACTGGCTTTGAAGTACGGGTCCTCACGTCCGGCTACAGATACCGCAGGAACTTCCCAGGATTCTTCGAAATGACGATCCGGACCAAAGAACGTGACAGCCTGTTTCACAAATTGTGTGCCGCTGTTACCCATCGCAGATACCCAGCCCGCGTAGCGTTTCACACCTTCCAGCATGGTTTCGGGGTTTACCCCCTCATTCAAACGGGCTTTCCAGGCTTTGAAGGCTGCAGATTTTGAATTGCCACCAGCACGTTTGGGATATGCCAGCCATGCCTGCTCAAACTCTGGAGAGTATTCCGGTCGGTTTGAACGAACTCGCACAGACTCATCAGCAGATGCACCAACAGCTATTGGTTCATTGACTGGTTCTTTGACTGGTTCAAAAGAGTGACTGGTTCTGGGTGAATCTCCTGCACTACCCCCTGGTGCAACTCCTGCACTACCTAGTGCAACTCCTGCACTACCTGGTGAATTTGCTGCACCAGATAGTGAATTATTTGCACTACTCCCTAGTGAATCTCCTGCACCATCAAGATGAAGGAGATAGATATTACTTGAGTTACCTTTTTCACCTTTCCGGGTGACTTTTTTTACCAGCCCGGACTCACAAAGGGCCGCAATATGATTCATCACAGAACGTTTGCTAATCTCGCACTGGTCAGCAATATGCTGGTAGCTGGGCCAGCACTCACCCTGATCGCTGGCATTATCAGCCAGCTTGATCAGAACCAGTTTTCGCAATGGATTACCCACTCGAATTTTCATCGCTTTAACCATCAGCTCCATACTCATGCTGCACCTCCGAGATGCTTCATGTTTTTTCCGGAGCGAAAGGCTATAAGCGGCATACTGACGCGGTAATTACGGCCCAGCGGTTCACAAATCACCTTCTGACATTCACGGTCAACCAGGCTAACACGTAGAACATGCCCTGCAGGTGTGGTGTACCACTGACCCGGACGAGGACAACGGAAAGTCTGATTGGTAAACCGTTTGAAAATATTCCGGATCATTTGCGCCCCCTTACCTCTGAAGGGTTCAGCGACAAATTTATGAGGCAGGCCAGTGCCGAAGCATCATTAATATAGTCATACAAGCTAACAGCCAGCGGAGATTCGGCTTTTGCCAACATAGGATAAAGCTGCTGCAGCCAGACCTGATGAATTGATGAAATGTAGGAATAGAGAACGCTGGCGTTATGTGCAACGTCGCTCAGTACAGAGGGATTTGAAAGCTGTTTCTCCATCTGGTTAAAGGCATTGATGTATGCCTCTTTGAACTGGGCAGCACGTTTACCCGTGAAGCCCATGGCAAGAAACGCAAAACCGTCGCGGGTGATTTGGTAACAAGGGAGTTTGCGGCCTGTGCAATCGGTGTAATCACTGGGCTGAAAATTCAGCTCAGTGAATTCAACAGAGCACTCAAGCGTCTGGATTTTTTGAATAACGTTTTTGTGCTGCTTGCAGAAATATTCGGCAACGGCCAAAGAAGAGGTAACAGCCTTCCCATGGATAACATCAATTTTAGGGTGAGTTTGGGTAGGGGTGGTTGCCATAGTGACATCCTCATGTGCGAATTTTGAAAACTCACCACATGGGACGCCAATCACAGAGGTGGTGAGACGTACAGGGTTGGCGTAACCGGTCGCACATGACCCCGGCGCATCTTTCGATGCCCCTGCACGCCCCACCATAATTTGGATGTGAGGAAACGTGCGCAAAAAAACCGCTGAAGCGCGGTTATGCGCATGTGCGAATTTCAGGACGCCAATCCCGGCACCCGCTTTATAAGGTGCCTGAGCAGTGTAACGTCCCGGAATTGCAGAATCAATATGCTGGTGGTCCTTCACACTCAACAAAATCACGCCTGAATTTCCACAAAGGACTAAAGCACTCATGCGGGTAGTCTTTGCGAAGATAGATAACGCGCTGTGTTTCTGGCTCCCAACGAATAACATGGACATAAAGCCCTCTTCCGTCACGAAACCAGCGGTTAAGTTCCTGCACAACTCGCCCCCCACAGTCAGGTAAAGTTCTCTGTGGTTACTTACAGCCAGGTGATTTGGTAATCTGCATTCATGCCGTAACAACAGGTGTTCAGCGACGCTGACCACCAGCTGTTGCGACAAACGGTTATTTGCCGTTAAACTGTTCATGCGTTAGTTTCTCCACAGACACAAAACGCCACGACGCCCGGAGCTGCACACTCGCGGGCGTCACTCTTTTCTGGAGCGCAAAAGATTTTGTAGACCAGTGCTGCATGCTCCTGGAGCTTCGAAATTGACAGATACAACTCATCATTAATTGCTGTCTGCTCGTGTGGCTCCACTACCCCATCTTCGATTGCCGAACGAATCTGCTTTGAGTAACTCCCGATCTGTTCGATGGCTTCCAGCAGGCGCTGGTTTATATCGGCGTTCTCTACTTCCTCAATTTCAGGAAGCGATACAAACACCCCACCAGCAGACTGTGCGACAGCATCCGCAATGTAGTGAGTGCCAGCCGCGCGCTGTAAAATCATTGCCCATCCCAGCGGGAAAATCTGATCGCCATCTGCACGAAGGCGGTTGAATAAAGCGTTCTCTGTTACATCCAGCCACTCAGCAGCTTCAGCGTAACCTCCCGGCAACGCCGCGATAGTTTTTCTGACAGCTTTCACGTACCACTCAGGTTGTTTTTCCACTTTCCAGTGATGCTTACCCACGGCTTACCTCCTGTTCCTGTGGTTTAAACCCATTCTGGTTTTGGCTAGATTGAAAACGTGCCGGATAAAGAATCTGCATTTCGCTGATTTCACCCTTAAAAAAATTGGCCAGACGTTCTGCAAGATCGATAAATGGAATTTGTTCCTGTCTTTCAATACGACTCAGCGTCGCTGGATTGACCTGAACGCCCGCAGCAACATGCTGCAAAGTAAATCCGTGCGCCTTACGCACATTCCGTAATGGTGATTGCATATAACCTCCACATATTGCGTGATGAGCATATTATTTCACGCAAATATTTTGCGCAAGTTGATTTGCTTAACGCGCAATAAAGAAATGTAATAAACGCATGAACATAGGAAATCGAGTCAGACAACTTCGCCAGGCGAAGAACATGAAAATCGCCGATCTCGCTGAAGCAATAGGAGTGGATGCGGCGAATATCTCGCGCCTCGAAACAGGTAAGCAGAAACAATTCACTGAACAAGCCCTGAGTAATATTGCCAGGAGCTTAGGTGTTGATATTGCTGATCTCTTTACCTCAGACCTCAAAAGTAATACTGTATGTAAAAACAGTATTAGTGAGGATGTTGCGCAGGTGAAGGATGTATTCCGTATTGAAATGCTGGATGTCAGTGCCAGTGCGGGAAATGGCCTTATCCAGGGCGGTGATGTCATTGATGTGATTCATGCCATTGAATACAGAACTGATAATGCTGTATCGATGTTTGGTGGACGACCAGCAAATCACATTAAAGTTATCAACGTTCGTGGGGACAGTATGTGTCCAACCATTGAGCCAGGAGATCTCATCTTCGTTGATATCAGTATCAATCAGTTTGATGGGGATGGTATATATGCATTTGGTTTTGATGATAAAATTTACGTCAAACGACTGCAAATGATACCTGATAAACTGCTGGTAATTTCTGATAATCAGATTTACCGCGAATGGGGAATTACCAGCGAAAACGAACATCGGTTTATGGTCTTTGGAAAGGTCTTAATCAGTCAGTCACAAACCCTTAAGCGACACAATTAACCCCTACCTCAACATCAATTAGCCACCAGAAGGTGGCTTTTCATCACCCACCAAATTGCATATCTCGCAATAAAAACACTTGCATAATGCGCAACTTCATTTTATCTTTCTTTCCAGACATACAAACAAGGTACTAACAAAATTTGGTTGTAACACGGCGTATGGCACATGCGTCGTTAGCGGTCTGGTGACGTTAAAGGGGACAATCCACTCCTTGCTCGAGCAAACAAACCAGGTAGCCGGAATGTGCAAGTCAATGATGACGCTGATAAGACGCCTAACCAGCGTGGCGATTCGGTTTGACGCCTGGGAAGAGACCAGGGTGCAACGATGAGGGCATTTATGGAACCGCGACAAAGTGTGGTGCCGTAACTGGCTAAGTGCTCTCAGCGTTGTGGTGAATGCGCAGGCTGATGCGCGAAAGACATTGCAGCTATTGCGGAAAAGAGCTGTTCGGCGGGGCAATTAAACGCCCGTGAGAGTCTGAAATAACCGCAAGCCGGAGATCAGCACCGGTCACCACAGCAGCCACTGCTTTGGCGGTACCAGTTTGTACACTTGCTTACGGCTGGTACCGCTCTTTTT